GAGACCTGGGCCCTGGAGTGCGCCGGGATCACCCGTGCCTGGTGCCGCCGCAACTACCTGGGCCCGGGCACCGTCGGCCTGTTTGTGATGCGCGACGACGACCCGCAGCCGATCCCCAATGCCGAGCAACTGGCGCAGGTTCAGGCCTACATCGAACCCCTGCGCCCGGTGACCGCCGAGCTCTATGTGCTGGCGCCGGTGATGCAACCCGTGACCTACCGACTGCGCCTGACCCCCGACACCAGCGCGGTGCGCGCCGCTGTCGAGGCTGAACTGCGCGACCTGCACAGCCGCGAAGCCGGGCTGGGTGAAAGCCTGCTGCTGACCCATATCAGCGAAGCCATCAGCAGCGCCATCGGCGAGCGCGATCACCGGTTGCTGGCGCCCACCCAGGATGTGCCTGCGGCCAACAACCAACTGTTGGTGTTCGGAGGTTGTGTATGGCTGGAATAAGAAGCGCCGCGCAATACCAGGAGCAACTGCGCAACCTGCTGCCCAGCGGCCCGGCCTGGGACCCGGAGCGCCTGCCGGAATTGCAGCAGGTGCTGCAAGGCGTGGCCCAGGAACTGGCGCGCATCGACGCCCGCGCCGTCGACCTGCAAAACGAAATGGACCCGGCGAGCGTCAGCGAACTGGTGCCGGATTGGGAAAAGGTCATGAACCTGCCCGACCCCTGCCTGGGCCTGACCCCGCTGTTCGACGACCGCCGCCTGGCGGTGCGTCGCCGCTTGCTGGCCGTCGGCAGCCAGCGCGCCAGCTACTTCGTCGAAATCGCCCGCAGCCAGGGCTACCCCAACGCCAGCGTCACTGAACTGCGCACCCCGCGCATGGGCCGCTCGCGTTTTGGCGATGCGCACTTCGGCACCTGGCAGGCGCATTTCATGTGGACCCTCAACACCGGCGGCCGCCTGCTGCTGGGCCGGCGCTTCGGCGCCAGCTACTGGGGAGAACGTTTTGGCACCAACCCGGGCAGCGCCCTGGAATGCCTGATTCATCGCAGTGCACCGGCGCATACGCGGGTGTACATCAATTATGACTAGAGATTAGAAAACGAGTGGATTTTCCAAAAAGTGTACCCAGCGTAGGGCTGGTGAATGGCAAGTTTGTTGACGAAAACCCGGTCACCGGCCAGGTCGGTTCGCTGATTTCCTCCGAGTGGGGCAATGCCGTGACCGATGAGCTGCTGAACGTGATTCGTGCCGGGGGTGAGCAACCCTCCGAGGCGGATCACGACCAACTGTTGGCCGCGATCAAAACCATCGTCAAAGACTCCATCCCCCCGGAAAAAATCAGAACCACGCTGGCGCAATACGGGATCACCGACGCCTACACCAAGTCGGTGACCTACACCAAGGCCGAGATCGAGGCCTTGCTCAAGAACATGTCGGCATTGCCGGTCGGCGCCATGGTGCCGTTCCCCAAGGGCAGCGTGCCGCCGGGGTTTCTTGAAGTGGATGGCAGTGTGCAGAGCATTGCGGCGTTGCCGGATCTGGCGGCGTATTTGGGCACGACGTTCAACACGGGGGGCGAAGGGGAGGGTAATTTCCGTTTGCCAGAGTCGCGTGGGGAGTTTTTGCGGGGGTGGGATCATGGGCGGGGGGTGGATGTTGGTCGCGGCATTGGAACCTATCAGGCTGATGCTCTGCAAAACATCGTGGCGGGTCTGGATGCGAATCCGAATAACAGTTACCAGTTTCTTGGTGAAGGGCTAAGCACTTCTGGCGCATTTAAGCTTACAACGAGAAATTCGAATGGTGTTGCAGATGTCGGCCTTGTCGGAGACATTCAGGCTGCGTCGTTGACCTTTGACGCATCCCGGGTGGCTCGTACCGCAACAGAGACTCGATCACGAAACTTGGCAGTGATGTGGTGCATCAAAGCCTGGAACGCGCCGATCAATCAGGGAAATATTGATATCGCGGGACTTGCTCGACTGGCGGCCCAAGCCACAGAGGTCAGTCAGGGGACAGCGAAGGTTGCGACTCAGCTCCAAATGAACGCTGGTAATGACGACAGCACAATCGTGACACCAAAAAAACTGCGATTGGGCTTCTCAATCAGCCTTGCAGCAACGGGGTTTGTTGCCTTCCCCACCTGGCTAGGAGGGTGGGTTCTTCAGTGGGGTACAACGACGGCAGCTAGCGTGACATTTCCAATGCAGTTTCCGACAAACATTCACCACCTCTCAGTGCAGTTGAATAACTTTAATAGCAACGCTGCATATGCCGGGCACTACGAGACCGTAACTGCGACGTCAGTAGCAGGGTTCTCGCTGGCAGCTGCTTCGTCTTCGCTGGGCGCGGTGCTCAAGTGGCATGTAATCGGAAACTAAGGGGTAAGTTATGGTTTATGCAAAATGGATTGAGTCTTTAAGCCGTTTTGGTTTCTCGCTGTCCGATAACGACGGGCATCCAATCACTGAAGCCACGCGCGACGCGTTACTTGCACAGGAGTCGATGGGCAAGGTCTTGGCGCCAGATGCCGATGGTTTCCCTGTCGCGATTGCTGCACCAGGTCCCAGTGTCGAGCAGTTGACTGAAAATGAACGCGTATGGCGCGATCAAGTGTTGTCGACTTTGGTGTGGCTGCGTGATCGGCACCGGGATCAATTGGAAATCGAAGTCGCTACTACGCTTTCGGCCGAACAGTTCAAACAGTTGTTGGTGTACATGCAGGCGCTACGGGATTGGCCGCAATCTCTCAACTTTCCAGATCGCTCGCACCGTCCGATTGCACCTTTGTGGCTATCTGATTTGAACGAATAAGCGTCTCGGATAACGGGGCGTTTTATTTCTCCGCTCAACACTGCCATGGGCCGTTGGCTGATCCAGATCGCCGGGCACAGCCTCCCTGCAGCCTTACGTTTTTCGGTAACGAGTATTTATAGGCTCAATGGGTTGCCGCTCCTGTCGTCGGGATTTGGAGCCAGGCTCACTCAACATCCTGTTTGATCGTAACGAGTTCAACTGTATTCAACTTCGTGGAAAACGCCCGCAGCCAGAGCTATTTCAAAGCAAGCATTGTTGAACTGATTCCTACAAGTATTGGACGTTCATGTTTCAGCGACGCGCACTTTGGAATCTGGCCTGAGCACTTCATGTGGACCCTCAACACCGATGGCCGCCTGTAAATGGGCCGACGTATTGGCGCTTGCTATTGGGAAAACCCTTTGGCACTAACCAAGGCAGCGCCCTGAAATGCCTGATTCATCGCATTACATCCGCAGTTATGCAGGTGTACATCAATTATGACTAGGGGATAGACGAGTGGATTACCCAAAAAGTGTACCCAGCGTTGGGCTGGTGAATGGCAAGTTTGTCGACGAGAACCCGGTCACGGGCCAGGTCGGATCACTGATTTCCTCCGAGTGGGGCAATGCGGTGACCGACGAGTTGCTGAACGTGATTCGTGCCGGCGGCGATGAGCCGGTCGAGGCCGAGCATGACCAGCTATTGGCGGCGATCAAGGCGATCGTCAAAGACTCTATTCCACCGGAAAAGATCAGGACGACATTGGCGGCCTACGGGATTACCGATGCGTACACCAAGTCGGTGACCTACACCAAGGCCGAGATCGAAGCACTGTTGAAAAACATGTCGGCCTTGCCGGTGGGAGCCATGGTGCCGTTTCCCAAGGGGACGGTGCCGGCGGGGTTCCTGGAGGTGGATGGCAGTGTGCAGAGCATTGCGGCACTGCCGGATCTGGCGGCGTATTTGGGGACTACGTTCAACACCGGCGGTGAGGGGGCGGGCAACTTTCGCTTGCCGGAGTCGCGTGGGGAGTTTTTGCGTGGGTGGGATCATGGGCGGGGGATGGACCCTGGTCGGTTTATCGGCAGCGCCCAACATGACACCTTGCAGAACATCGTAGCGCGCTTGGATGCTGCCCCTAATGCGGTCTATCAGTTCCTTGGTGAGGGTGTAATTGCTGGTGGTGCGTTTGCAGTAACTGAGCGATCTGCGAATGGGTTTCCGGACGCAGGTGTTGGAGGTGGGCAGGCGGGTGCTTTGACTTTCGATGCCAGTCGAGTTGCCCGGACTTCCAGCGAAACTCGTCCACACAACATCGCGGTCATGTGGTGCATCAAGGCCTGGAACGCGCCTATCAATCAGGGCCAGGTCGATGTGGCGGCGCTAGTGTTGGAGATGCAGAGGCTTCGAGCATTGTCCGGTGTCGGGGGCCATAAAGGATTGGTAGTTTCCGCTACTGGCACCAATGCGATTATCTCCGTCAAGGCTACAGGCCTTATTGTTGGAAGTGGCGCCACCGCGCAGGCTTTGAACGGCGTAGATGTGAATATCAACCTTCAGACACCGGGGTTGAATGGTCTTGATGTTGGCTCACTGGCGGCTTCAAGTTGGTATAGCTCCTGGGTTGTGACAAATGGCGCTCAAGTGGCAGGTATTGCTGCGCTGATGCCGGTTATTCAGTGCGTTACTACCGCTGGTTCTTCAGTGGTAACGGGCATTGCCAGCACCAGTTCAATGCGTTCGGGAATGCGTTTTGGTGGAACGAGTTTCCCGTCAGGTGCATTTATAAAGTCTGTGGATTCTGAAGGGCAGATTACTGTCAGCGTAGCTGCAAATGCTACTGCCGCGAATAGCGTTTTGCGTTTTGTTTATGATCCAGTTTTACCTGCTGGATTTGTCGCTGTTCGTGTGGGGGCGTTTCTTACAGACTCGACGACTAACAGGTATCCGCTGAGGTTTTTTCAGAATGGGAAAACTGCAGAGTATGCAAAGCTTTCAGCAACTAACGTTACGGAACTTCCGGTTGCCGCCAGCGGCGGGACTGGTTGGGTAATGACCGCAATTAGTTTGGCGGCATTTGTACCGCCAACCGCGACCACTGTGAAAGTTGTAGCAGCATTGACTACGTCGGAAGCGTATTCCGATATTTCCGTAGCCCCTGTAGTTGGCTACGCAAACAATGATTACTCTGGAATAAATGGTCCTTCGCTTTTTGGCTATCTCTCGGGTGGCTTTCAAGCAAATGTGATGCTTCAGAATATGGGTATGGCTTGGAACTCCAGAGCTGCAAACGGAAAGATAATTATTCTTGGGTGGGAAGATAGCTTATGAGCGGCTATGCAGTTAGAAATGATGGCCAAGGATGGCGCGCAGTTGATGGGAAAGATGATGTAGGCGTTGATGAGTGGTATTGCCTAGATAATCCTCCTGATCCGGTTTCACTACCGCTCTCTTTCAAAGAGTTGGAAATGAAGGCCAAGGATGAAAGAGATAAGCTTCTCTCCATCGCTGCAAACCGCATTGGGCCATTGCAGGACGCCGTTGACACCGACAGCGCCACAGTTGATGAACTTGAATATCTGAAACTCTGGAAGTTGTACCGGATCGCCTTGAATCGCATTCAACAGCAACCGACATTTCCGATTGACGTTGACTGGCCTGTATCACCTGATGCAATTCTGAATTAATAAATACCCCGTACTGACGGGGCGTTTTTTATGAGACTCGAACCTCTCTCATGCAAATCACCGAACAACAACTGCAACAAATCCTCCCCAACGCCCGCCGCCAAGCGGGCGTTTTTGTTTCTCCACTTAACACCGCCATGGCCCGTCGGCAGATCGATACGCCGAAGCGCCAGGCGGCCTTTCTCGCTCAGATCGGTCACGAATCCGGGCAACTGCAATACGTGCGTGAACTGGGCAGCGATCAATACCTCAGCAAATACGACACCGGCACCCTCGCCGCGCGCTTGGGCAATACGCCGCAAGCCGATGGCGATGGCCAGCGCTTTCGCGGGCGCGGGCTGATCCAGGTCACCGGGCGCAGCAACTATCGTCGTTGTAGCCTGGCGCTGTTCGGCGATGAGCGCCTGCTGGAGTTGCCGCAACTGCTGGAGCAGCCGCAATGGGCCGCCGAGTCGGCGGCCTGGTTCTGGGAACAGGGCGGGCTCAATGCCCTGGCCGATCGCGACGAGTTCAACAGCATTACCCGCCGCATCAATGGCGGCTTGAATGGGCTGCAGGATCGCTTGCAGCTCTGGGCTCGGGCGAGGGCGGTGTTATGCCAGCCCTCGGTCTGAACCTCGCAACTTATCGGGTGCTAGGGGTTGTCGTGCTGTTGGCCGTGGTGGCTGGCGGCTCGGCGGCGCTGGCCTGGCGTATTCAGGGCTGGCGTTACGCCGGGCAATTGGCAGAACAGGCTCGATTGCACAGTGAGACCCTGGACCAATTGGCCCTGTCGGCTGCAACGCAACAGCGCGCCGAGCAGGATAAACACCTGGCGCTGGAGCAACAGTTGCAGGCCAACGAGCAAGTTCATTACCGAGCATTAACCGATGCACAACGTGATCAAGGTCGCTTGCGCGATCGTCTTGCCACTGCTGATTTGCGCTTGTCAGTCCTACTCGACGCCGACGATCCACGCGCCGGCTGCGCAGTGCCTGCCTCCGCCACCAGCGGCGGCCTGGTTCATGCAGGCTCGCGAGCCCGAC